AATGAAAATAATCGAGCTTAAGGAGCAGATCACAGAACTTCGCAATAGATGCCAAGAAATTGTAGATCTTGCTAAGAAGGAAGTACGAGATCTTTCAGAAGAAGAAGAGAAAGAAATCGAAGATGCAAAAGAGCAAATAGATGAAAAGAAGGAAGAGATTAAGGCTGCCCAAGATGAAATAGATAAGAAGGTGCCAGCCGCAGACGATGAAGAAACATCTGAGGAAAAGACAGATGACGACAATGAAGAAAGAAATAAAAAAATAATTAGATCTAAGACAAATATGAAAAAACAATCTTTAGTAAAAGAAATTCGCAACGCGTTAGCTGAAAATAGAAAATCAATTCATGTAAACGCAGAGACTCGTTCCCTACCTATCGTAACAGTACAAGGTGAAAACGGAGTACACGATCAAGTAGTAGAAACAGAAATTGAGGGTATACTTGAACCATTATATGCCAATTCAATTTTGACACAACTTGGCGCTCGCTGGTATTCAGGACTCCCTATGGGTGATGTACAAATTCCTGTAATGACAAAATCTACAGTTAACTGGGAAGGTGAGACAAGTGAAGCAAGTGCAACTGGAAACACATTTAATGCAGTTAAGTTAACTCCAAAACGTTTATCTGCATACATTGATATTTCTAAGCAATTACTTGCCCAAGATACAATCGGCGTAGAAGCTGCTATCAGACGTGATATTGTAAAAGCTCTTAACGATAAACTTGAAGCAACATTACTTTCTGGAGCAGAAGGTACAGGTGACAAGCCTGCTGGATTATTCTACAATAAGACACTTGCCAATGTAACTAACTTTGCTGAACTTTGCGACTTTGAAGCAGAAGTAGAGGAAGACAACGTATATGGCAATATGAAATATGTTCTTTCACCAAAAGCTAAATCTGCATTCCGTTGCATGATTAAGGGTAACAATGCAACTGGTATGGTATATGAAAATGGCGAAATGGATGGTATTCAAACACTTGTAACATCAAACGTTGCTGCTAAGAGCTTTATATACGGAAACTTCGAAAACTTAGTAGTTGGTAGTTGGGGTGATATAGAATTAGTATTAGACCCATACACACAAGCAACTAAATCTTGCGTACGAATTGTAATCAATGCCTTCTTCGACTTCAAGCCAGTAAGAAACGAAGCATTCGCATTTGGTACAGTTGACGATAAGTAAACAATATAAATATTGAATTGTTAAGGGATTTAACATCTCTTAACAATTCTCTTAATAAAAATATTATTTACAGAGGCTGTGGATATAATGAAAAATATAACAAAGATTTTAATGGCGGATATTTGGTTTCATATATTTGCTACTGCTAGTTTAGCGCTAATAATTATTTCATTTTTTATCCCTCCAATGGGAATAATAGATAGTTCTGTATTCGCAGGAGTGGGAGAATTATTCGGATTTGCGGCCCTATGGGAAGTTCATTTAGCAATAAAAAAAGGGATCGATGCAAAAATTTCACACCACGACACAACAATAGAAATAAATAATGACAAAACTATAAACACATAAGTTTTTGATAATGAATTACTTAACAATCGAAGAAATAAAGAGACAACTACGAATAGACCAAGACTGGACAGAAGATGATGAGCTTTTGATTGGTTTAGGTGATGCTGCAGAAAGTTTTACAGAAGCACATCTTAACAATTCTTTACAAGAAATTACTGCCCAATATGCAGGTGAACTTCCTCCAGCAATTCATCGTGCAATGTTATTACTTGTTTCTTATTACTATGATAATGATGGCTCAGGTGAACAAAGACCAGTACCACAAGCTTATTTCATCATGACTAAGCCTTGGCAAAAATATAGTTTCTCATAAAATATTGACTATTAAATAGATATGAAAGCTGCAGATTTATTTTACAGAATTAACATATACAAGATGACTAAGACAGCAACAGATTTTGGTGAAGTTCGCTATGACTGGAACACACTTAGAACATCATGTAGAGCAAGAGTAAATTACAGTTCTGGAACAAGGACAGTACAAAACGATGAAATATATTATGCAGTTGACAGAGAATTTATAGTTAGATCATACGTTGAAGTTGAAGATACAGAC